ATACCATCGGTGTTTCCGCTTTAATTGTTTCAAAGTAATCACATTCCGATAGTAGAGCTCTTACAACTCTTTTTGTTATATTGTCCCGAGGATTCCATTCCTGTGATACTACTTCCTCCGTCTCTGTAGTTGTAACTACATTACCTACCAAAACTTCAACACGGTTTGGTGTTGGTTCTGATGGTGGATTTTTTAAACTTGGAACTATTTTTGAAATAAATGACCTTCTACAAGCCATTGCTCCTACTGTAAAGATTTCTTTCGCACCAACCAAAGTATCCCCTCCTTGAGCATTAGTATCACTACATCCAAATGTTTTTCCGTTTGGTTCCAAAGAATCGATATATGGTCCTTTAGTTAAATTACTTTTCTTTGGATTTGATATTGCAGCTTCTCCGAGTCCACCGGCTCGTTCTTCTGGTGTACCAGGATCTTCTTTTACCATCAACCTACTTTGAGACATGAATGTTTTAGTTGCGTTGTTTTCTTGAAAGAATCTAACTGTCGCTTCTATTCTACGTTTTGATAACTCAAGATTGTATGACTCAGTTGCAGGTGCTGAACAACTTGAACTAATGTATACTGTTACAGTCCCTTCGTTAGTTTCTAATTGTTTTCCCAAATCTATCGCAAACTCATCCATTGCCTTATAATTTGGAGTAACAACTGTATCGAAAAAACTTTTGGTTTCTGTAGCATTTGATTTTTTGGAATACTGCTCATTAACTTCTGTAGTATATCTTGCGTATTCAGTTGTATAATTTATAGTTGTGTTCGGTTTTGGAAAATCGTTTCCAAAATAAAATCCTAGTTGTAGATATTTGTCGAAGTTTAAGTTTGTATTACCACCTCCTCCAGATTGTGAAATTGATTCATCTGCACCATTAGGTGAATTGAATCCAGATTGAATGGTTTTTTTAGTATATTCAATTTGTTCTCTTGTCATTTTTTTCGTCGTGATTGCTTGTTGCAATTCAAACAAATCATTCGGATTTACTGTGACATATTTTTTAGCCAGTTCATAGATATCGTACTTCCTACAACCGGCAAAAAATGATTCCAAAATACTATCAATTCTAACCTTATTTGTTTCATTCCCTAAAACTTTATTTACAATAACATTAAGAACTGATGGATGATCAACAACAATTTTCCAAGTTAAAGACCCACCTCTAGAAGTATTCTTATAAGTGTATATTGGTTCCGGTCTTCCCAAGAAATCTGACGTATTCCAGTTGGATTGAACTGATTCACTAAAAGTTAATCCATATGGTGGAAACCACATTACTCTACCACCATTCGGGCCTCTTTCACAAACAGGTAAATCTGACGTTGAAAAACCTGGTGTATTGGATGTTCTCCATGCCAAGTTTTCCAATGAAAACATATATTTCTTGGCAACCGCATTATTAATAGTTCCAACAATATTTGTTGAACTTTGTCCTCCCTCCTGTTTGTTTGGGACAATATTCAAGTTATAAGTCTTGTCTAAAACAGAATAAGCAAATCTTCGGTTCTCGGTAGTAATACCATCTTGTTTTTGTAAGTCGTTGTACTGAAGATAAGGAATATCCTTAGCAAATACACGGCAATATTCTGTACCAACCTCTTGGCCAATAGCACCTTCATATCTATAAACTCTTGAACCCTTTGTAAGTTCTTTATATCCATCATTGAATACTTTACTTACTTGGTCTATTGCGTTTCCTACGTGTTGTAGACGCTTACCTCCTTGAGGTTGGCTGTCAATGATTCTTTGTGTTTTATCAAGAATGGATCCTGATTTGAATTCATTGTTTACGGATTCAGTATTGACATAAGATGAAGGTCTGAAGTCCTCATCTTCATTTGTAATCTCTCCACCGATACCAACTTTTTTACCAGCGTTACCTCTGTACTTAGGTGATACCCAAGTAAATCCACCTTCAATACCTCCACCATTACTATATGTAGGTCCATTAGCACCAAGTCTAACTGATTGACTTGGACCTTCATACAACTGTGCCAACTCCGAAGGACCATATACTGGTGATTGTTGCTCAACACCGAATTGGTTAACAGGAACATCTCCAACAGGAGAAAACACTTGTGATGGATTGGAAGTAATACTACCAACATAAAAATTACTATTGTCTGATACGGTTCCTAATAATGCTCCACCCACTCTTTGGAAAAAGTTTCTTGGGAAATTAGGTTTGTATCTATTGAAATCTATGTTTTTAAACAATCTAGACCGTTGTCCCGCACCCATGTTATTAAACATGATTTGAGAACCAGTCTCCCCTCCACCCATTAATCGGTTAAAGAATTTACCAACACCACTTTGTCTAAAAGCGTTGGATAGTTGTTGTATTGTTGTAGGTTGACCCAAAGTTGTATTTGGGTCAAAATAAGAACCTGGTATAGGTGATACAGGTAATATACTACCTCCAAGTCTTAAAGCAAAGTTTGTTGCAGCAAGTATTGGGTTTGCGGTTACTGTAATAGTATATACTGGCTCAATGATAGGTACAACTCCTGATAATATATTGACAATATCGGTTCCACTAGAAACGTTAAGAACATTTGCCCTTCCTATAGTATCCTGACGTATCTGAGACGCGATTCTTTCTTCAAACTCTCTTCTCAAAGTTTGTGCCCCCAAACGAGCGATAAATGAATCTTGACTTAGTAAACCATTACTTCCACTCGGATTAGGTGATAATAAAATGGAAACTGGTGTATAAGTAGAAGATACGAAAGTAGTTGGGTACGGTTGATTATTAGATGTGTTTGTTGTAACTGGACGGCTTAGTGAACCAAAGAATTCAGCACTATCCAATGGTAATTGATTACCATTCGAAAAAACATTAAGAGGTTTCCACTTTTGTGATTCAGGAATAGACTGGTCAACTATATTAGCGTCTTGATATCCATACTCCCCTTCATTTGACTTTGTATTTAATAACGCCCCTGGATCAGGAACTTGTTCATACCCTCCCTCATTACCGTACTGATTTAACGGATATAGTTTGTTTGCAAAAGAAGGATTGTCTATTAACTGATCAGGACTATCTTGTACTGATGTATCAGACTGAATGTATTCAGTATTAATAGGTTGCGTTGGTCTATTAGGGGCCTTAGCGTATGGTGTTAAGTTCCTAACAATAAGTTTCTTTCTAAACCCTTCTGAATTTACAAAATCTAACGGACTTGCCATCTATAATTCTTTTTTAATAAATAGGAGATATGATGTTTTTTGATTTTAATATGTTGTATCCGCAGGAGCGAAATTATTTGTATTTCTTCCAGCAAGTTTTACTACTAGATTTTGGAAATCCGGTGAATTAAAGGCATCAGATAATATTTTTTGTACCATTTCTGAACTTACACCTGAAGGGACCACAACTTCAATCTTCAAGTTTCCTCCAATATCAATTGTTGTTTTTGTGTTTGTACTTTGTGTTGCAGTTTTAGAAGTTGCCATTTCTTGCATCTGTGTTTGTCTCCCTTCAATGAAAGAAGTGGCAGTTACTTTGTTGGCCGTTTGTGATGATACAACTTCTTTTGTTACACTATCCTCAAGCTGTTTCCGAAGTTGCCCTATATAAGAATCATCCGAAGATTTTTGGTCAATTTTGTTTGCGGTCTCTCTTATTGAATCTTCAAAACTTTTTTCGATGTTTCCCATTTGACTACCGAGGCTCTCCAAATATTTGGAGACCGCTTCAGTAGTACTCATACTACCTTCTTTATCTGAAATAAGGTCATCTATAAGGGTTCCAATATCTTTCATTGCCCTTGTTGTCTCTTGTCTTACCCGTTCTGTACTACCAATTTCAGAGAGTTCTCCCGAAACAGTGGTAACTCCTTCACGAATTTTTTCCCTTCCCTCTATAAGTGGGCCTGCACTGACAATACCACCAACAATCTTAGCTCTTATTGCCGATACGTCATTAAGGATTAATTTGGAAGTACTCATTTGAGAACGAGCAATCTCTTCTAAGTCTTTAGGCCTTTCTTTTTGTTCTTTAATCAATTCATTAAACTCTTCTTGATTGAGTGATTGTAGTTCTTTTTTAGCACCATCTTCAAGTTCAACAATATATTTTCCACCTTCTCCCATTGCCCCAATATTTGCCAAATATTGTTTGTCTTCTTCACTTTCAAATTTGATAGACGGACTTATTTGAGATAATCTTTCATCCAACTCAGCGGCAGCTAATCCCAACTTACTCATTTCCGCAGCACTAACTCCTGTTTGTTGCTGCATCTCTTTGAGAGTTAATACTCCTTGTGGGTTTATTTTAAATGTTTTAGTTTTTTCATCAAAATATGTGAATTGTTTTGCGACATCAACCAAACTATCTTGTAAGGATCCTGGGTCATTAATCGACGCATTCATCAAAGCAAACGGGTCAACTAAAGTTCCTGCCGCAACTCCTAACCGTTGAAATGCCGCCGCAGTTTCAATAGCACCTTCAGGGGACAAAACTTTTTCAGCCAATTGAAAGGTTTGAGACATATCAAACCTCAACATTGAAGCTTGTGCTGCCATTTTTGTTAATCCCATTACCCCTCCTTCAAATTGATATCGGTTCATTTGGTCCATATTATTGGCAACATCTTTCATTACTGTTTGAGCGTTACCTCCAATACTTTGAATGTATTCAATCGAATTCTCTAAAGATTCACCTACAGTCTCAAGTCCCATCCCAACATCTAAAAATGCTTTGGTCAATGTATCCGCACCGAGTCCAAGAACTTGTTGAGCTGCATATAATTTTTCAACTTCCTCTGTGGAGGCTATGACGTTTCTACGAGATTCGACTGCGACTTTACTGATTATGTTAGCAACATCACCAATACCACCACCTAACCTTGCAACTGCAGGAGTAGTATCCGCCAGAGATGTTTGAAGTTCAGACATTCTCTGTCTACCCTGTGTAAAAAATTTGTTTACCTCATTGGAATACTGAGCTAAAGCATCAGATGATTCAATGAAGGTACCAGCATCAACTTTGAGTTGTGCTAATATATCCTCTTTAAGTTGTTCAATTGAACTTTTTTTATCGTTGTCAGGCATACTTGTTTGAATCTATATTTTATAAATACAAAAGGACTGATTTTTCAGTCCCTTTTGTTTTCTTCCACCCATTTATCCAAAAGATATTTTCTAACAAATAGAGGCATAATTAGAAAATCTTGGTATGAAACGTTTAATAATTTTTTTAAATAATAGAATTCATCTATTTGTCCTTTCCTATAATCAGAAGAAAGGACGAAAAAAGTCGACCCCAAATCCAACATTGACTGTTAGCTTCTCTCCTGATGGGGCCATTACTGTTCTTGTTAAGTCTAATTTTGGTTCATTCTCATCCATGAACTTTCTGATATATTTTGAGTCAGCAATAGGCATTTGGTCTATAAACTTAGAAATTTCTGACCTGTCCGTTACTCCATTAATTTCAACAATTTGTTTGTTTAACCTCCAAGTAACCTTTGGTGCCGTTCTTCCTTGGGGATATGACTCCGCCATTTTTTGAACCTCTAAAATTTCACCATAAGTCATAGGTTTTAGTTTAACCGTTGTTTGTGATTTAGGTAACGTGGTAATAAATGTACCATCCTCAGAAGGTAATTGTCCCTTAACTATTTCTAATTCATCGAGTCTAACCGTACCTTTGAATGGTTTTTTGGTCATCGGATCAATTAAATTCATCTCCATTTCAGGACCGAATGCAGTATTTCTTAAAAAGATTAATATTGATTCAACATCTCCCTCTAACAAATCTTCAATACGAAGATCTGGTTCATAAATCTTTGACCTCAATAAAGTTTGTGTCATATCTGTACCACCAGCCATGAGGATGTTTTCATCATTTGCAGTAAGATATCCTACTTTAATTGACTTCTTTTTATTTTTGTAGAAGAAACCTTGTGTCGGTAAAGGCACAACGTCATGTGGTAACGAGAAATTAGATTGTCCGTGTTCTCTTGCTTGATTATCCATATAAAAATTTAACCGTAAAGTTTAGTGCTTTACGGTTAAATATAAATGTGTTTGAATTTTAATAAATAGTATCTTGATAAATTAGTAAACAAGTACGCAACGATCCATTCTAAGTGTTGTGTTAATTGTTGCTAGTCCATCTTGTGCGTAACTCAAAGCATTGAAGTTTACATCTGTTAAGAATGTTCCATAAAGAATCCATTTTTCAACAACAACTCCGGTTGGGTCCAACATTTCAAGGTCAACATCTTTTTTATAACCCGCAGCATAACCCATACGACCTGTAACGGATTCTGCGTGTAAACGTACCCACTCCATAAGAGCCTGAGCAGCTGAAGGTCCAATTGGATCTCTAAACACTGCTGGAATTGTTTGCCATGTGAACTTACCCGCGACATAAGTTTCAGTATTCAAGAAAGGAATTGGAACTGGGTTTATAACAATATGTGGTCTTGCAGAAGATTCAACAAACCATTCATTTATACCAAGAGATGATGGAAACCTTAGGATAAAACGATTCTGTCGTTTTGGTTCGTAAGGAATCGGCATTTTCATTAATAAATCAGCCATGTGTTTTTAATTTTTTTGTTTTTGTTATTTTAATGATAAATATACCCTTTCGCAAAAATTTTTCTATTTACTTTTTTTTTGAAAACGATATTCTTATTTAACTTCCTGCTTAAATCCTCCAGCAGTAGAATAAGTTTTTACTATATTATCTGGTTTATTTTTAAAGTGCTTTTGCATTACTTCTATATTTTTTGGATCATCGTCACTAAATCCTATAGATAAATTATCTGGATTAAAATTATTACTTATATCCTTTTTTAAGAATGCTTTTTTATTAAGTACTGCTGCCATAGCTTTAATATAATTTACAAAAGTTTCCATTGCTTCTACTTTAGCTTCTTCAGGATTGACAGCACCTTTGTCATCACCGAAAGACACTGGATGGTACTTATTAAGTTCCAAATATGACTTAATCAATTCTTCATCACTCATTTCATCTTCACCTATAAAAGACCTATATTTTTTAAGATTTTTAATTAATTCGTCTTTGTCTATCCCGTTGAACCCCTCTATAATATAGTTATAAATTGCTTCTTTTATAGTGTTTGGGTTGTGCCCTCTCGCAGTAATTATCGCAAATATTGACCCATTATTAATCGCTTCTCTGAAATCATCAAAAGCCGGTCCTGTTTTTGCTCTCATAGCATCCACTAAGAAACTTTTGTCCCCATCGGTTCTGAAGTTTCTGAATGGAGAATCACTATATCCTACAATCGTGTTACCTTTATAACTGAATGGTTCTTTACCTATTTGATGTCTGAACTCAGCAAAATCATCAGTAGACATTCCAACTTCATTCCCACTCTCATCTTGTACTAAAATTTTAGTCGGCATATGAACAATATTATCGTCCCAATCGAACGCATAATATTTTAAGTCTGGAGTGCCCTCACTTTTAAATCCTTCTGTAAATACTTTTTTCATTTGGCTAAAGGGGGGATTTTACCCCCCCTATTAATTATTAGATATTCTCGAACGAAGCTCCTGTTGGAGTAATGAAGAATTCGATATCGATGAATTCTAACGCCTTCGTAGGTTTTAAGTATATCTTACCTGTTAATGTATTTCTATCTAAGTCTTCAGGTGAAGAAGAAACTGTAACTCTGAAATCATAAAGACCTCTGTCTCTTCTAATTGAATCTAAGATAGGGTTAACACTATCCAAGAATTGTTGTCTAACGATTTGATCGTTTTGTTCGAATAACAATCTTACCGCTACTGCTGAAATCAACTTACGTGCTTGAAGTAACAATCTTCTTACGTTCAATCTGTTAAGTGCCGTATCAGCAACTTGTAAGGTTTTGTTACCCCAAATTACAGTTCCAACATCAGAGAATGTTGCGATAGGGTTGATTCTACCTTGATACAAAGTATCTCTGTCTTCTTGAGTCAACTTCACTCTCGCTTTGATTGAGTTCACAAGACCTCTTGTGTAACCCGCTGAAGCGAACCAAGGGAATGCGATGTTATCGGTCAATGCTAAGTTTCTACAAACTTCACCTGTTGCAGGTAAATAGATTTGTGTGTTATTAACAGTATCTCTTGTAAGAATCCAAGGATAATAAGTTGCGGTGTAGTTAGAATCAATACCTGTGTTATCCAAGTTATCTACTGATTCCTGAGGATAAATAATATCTTGAGGATTAGTAGCATCAGGAGTATACATGTTGTAATCAGGAGTAGTTGCGATATAAACTGAATCCGCTCTTGAGAATTGTACCATGTCGATAGCTTCTTCTACAAGGTTAGAGTTGTTTACATAATCAATACTTGATGTTGCAAATACGTTGATGTTAGTTGATTCAGGATTAGCGAACGTCAAGATACCAAGTAAGTAAGCGTAGTAGTCAGTGTTTGCAAAATCTTGAGTATTGTTTTGAACTACAATTCTTTTAAACAATCCCGTACCAGTTGCATTTGGATATCTTTGAGACGGAGATGCTCCGGCCAAGAAACCTGTTGCTCCAACTTGGAACCTGTCTTGGTTTGTCCTAAATTCTCTATAAATGTCCCATCCATCAAAACCACCTGCGAAACATACCGTATACTTTCTTGAGTAAATAAAATAGTAAGGGTTTTCTTGAGTTTCAGGGTCTCTTGTAAAGTCAGCAACACCACATTCGAATGCTGTTTGACCACTTGTTAAAAATGAATTAGCAAGTGTTACAACTGTAGCACCTGAGTCCATATGGAAACCTTTACTTAAGTAATTCCAAGTTTGACCCTCAACAGGTAGTGGAGATGCCACCCAATTCAAAGGATTTTGTGTACCTTTGTATTGTAAGAATGAATCATCAATTCCAAATTGACTTGAGAAACCTAAATAACTTCTTCTAACAATATCTCCTGAAGATTCAGTTACATCGGTTGGTGCTCCAAATGGAGGATTATAAATAACTTCTCCAGGGAAATAATATTTTATTTTAAAGATTGGAACTGGTGAAGGGTTAACAACAGAAGCATATTCTCTTTGAGTGTATCCGTAGAAACCACAAGGAATTGCATCAACTGGAGCTTCGTCCGCCAATTCAATCATAATGTAACGTGAAATCAATGCATATTCTCCGTCACTTGAACCGATTTTCTTAGCAACGAAATTATTAGACAATGGGTCCATATTACAATTTGTAAATTTCTCAATTACCACAGGGTTAGCGTCAGTGTCGAAGAAATTTCTAACCAATACATCAAATGTCATATTATTAAATGACAAGTTAGAGATAGAAACTTTTACTTCTGTGTTTGCAGCATTACCATCAGAAATTGATATGAACTTGAATAAGTTATAAACCTTATTACCTCTAAGTTCAGAAACTAAGAAAGGTGTACTTGGTGACTTATATTGAGTCACATTATAAGCGATTGATTGCGGGTCCTCACTTCTAGCTCCTTCAAGTGCAATTAAGTTACAATTCAAACCACGAATGTATCCTTGATTGTAAGCGTAATTTAAAGTTCCAGGGTAAATTTCTTCAACAAATACAGGAACTTCATTTCTTGATTTACCGAAGTTATCAACACCCAATACTTTTGTAATATACTTAGAAGATGATGCTGACATTGAAGTTTCAAAAGAGAAATTGTCTCCATCTTTAGTTACACCTGAAATTAAGAATGATTCGAAAGGTGATTGTGTTACTCCTGAATATTGTTCAGTACAAACTAACTGTAAATCAGTTAATCCACTTACTTCATATATCGGACCATGATTATCACTTGTAGTACTATTAGTAAATAAAGAGATACCTCTTGAACGTAAAGTTGCAACAACCATGTTGTTGTAGTCATAATATGCAGTCCCTGAGTAAGTATATGTTTTACCTGTAATAGTACCAGTAAATGTAGATGACGCTCCCGAAGTTAATGAACTAACATTATAGAAGAAAGAATATCCTGAATAAGCATTTCCTGATGTAATATCAAAGTTAGCATAATACCATGGGTCGTTCTCATCAGAAGACAAATCGTTGGTCGCGATGTTAACGGTGTCACATCCATATTCATTTATAACATTTGAATATGTTCCAGTTAAAGTGTAAAAATCACTCTCAGGAAGAACTCCGTAGACAACTGCAGTATTTGCAGATAACGATGGAGTATCCATGATGTTATCAAGATTACTTGTAAAGTCCAATGCTAAAGTAGATGTACTACCATCAGACAATCTATATTGATTATTAAAGTTTGCAAGAACTTGTGGAGGTAATGCTCCACCTATAAATGTTACAGTATTTCCTGAAGATGAACCTGAGAAATTAGCCGTAAATGTTGTACCAGTCACAGGACTAAGACCTATGGTTAATGGGTCAACGTTTGCAGTTACTTTAATACTCCAAGAAGGTCCAGCATCATAACCTGATAAACCTAATACTCTTGTTACAAAAAGTTGGTTGGATTGTTGTAAGTATGACTTTGCAATATATGCCGCTTCATACTTAGGGATTTGTGTGTTTATAAATTTTGTAGGTTCAGTGCCTCCAAAAAATGCTTGAAACTCATCGTAGTTTGTGATAAAAATAGGTTCGAATGCGGGACCTTTAATTGTTTCTCCCACCAAACCTAATGTAGTTACACCTACACTTTGAGCTACAAATGATAAGTCAGTTTCAGACGTATATACTCCAGGCGATACGTATACCTTTTGATTTACTTGTGTTGCCATGCTTTAATTATTCTATTGCAGATTTATTTTAATGATAAATATTCATATCTAAGTGAAAAAACTTGACTTTTTAATATCTATTTGTAATGAGTATGAAT